TTGGGGCGGGCGCCGCCGCCAACTAGTGCAGATTTAAACTGGGAAATCGTTTTGTTTTCTCTAGTTGATGCCATTGTTTAGGTCCTCCTTTTGTTATTTAGATCTAAAAATTAAACTCTACCAACTACTTCTTCAAAACTTACACCAGTGCGTGTAGCAACAAATGTGAGTGTTATGAAGTTAATAGACTTGGCTGGTTTCAAGAAGATGTCAGCTCTAAACTCATTGTTATCAATAACATCAGGAGTGTTGTTTGTGCTATCGCAAACAACTAAGAATCCATAAAGACCTCTCTTTGCCTGAACATCACGCAGATATGGTTCAACAATGTTTCTAAAGTTTGCTCTTGTGAGCTCATCGTTCAATTCAAATAGTTGAGCTTGTGCAGCTCTTTGCAATGCCTGCTCAATTGTCAGGAACAAGCGGCGAACATTGATTCTATCAAATGCCGATGCATAGCCAAGTGCAGTCTTATCACCAAAGAGGAGAGTTCCTATTCCAGGTTGAGTAACGATTGCGTTGATTCTTTGTGGATAGAGTTGATCTCTCTGTGCTTTATTTGGATTGTATGCCAGTTTAACTGCATTGTTGATAATTCCTCTTTGCTGACCTGCAGGAGAGAACCATGGATAAGCAACAATGTTTGTGCGGCACATTAAACCAGCAACATCAGCATTACATGGGATGTAACGGAATTTATTATTGAATCTATCATAGGTATACTTGTATCCACTATCAAACACAGCATATGAAGATGATGGTAGTGAACTAAAGTACTTAACCAGGTTTGTTGTCTGAGTTGTGGTATTTGTTACGCCAATTAAGTTTGCTCTATGAGCTCCAATTGTAGCAACACAATCCTTTCTTTGCTCAGCAAGAGAAATTAGATAACTTGCTTTTGCCTGAGAATCTGATTCGTTATCAAATCCAGGACCCATGATTAAATAATCAACCTGAATTTCATCTTTATTTGAGAATAATCCATATGATGTAATGAGGCTTCCAAGCTCTGGCTTCATTCCACCAGATGCACTATAATCTACTCCACCTCTAAGTGTATATGTCTTATTGCCAATTACATTGAATTGAACATCTTGTGTATTCAGACCCCATGTTCCATCTGAAGTTGAAACTGGATTGAATGATACGGAACCAACTCCAGAATATGTTGTAAATCCTGTTGCTCTTGGAGATGTTCCATGGACAGAATCTGCGGTTGATCCTGGATTTCCTCCAGCATAAATTTGTGATGAATAGTCTGCAAGGAACTGCTCATACCAAATTTTTTGTGGTGAGTTAACTGCAGATACGGCATCAAGTGCTTTGGATAATCCAACGTGCTTCTCTAAGAGAGTTCCTTGGTTTCCAGTAATGGTTCCCAGATCATCAACAACAACTACGTGAAGTTCATCATTATATGAATTTCTTTCAGATGCATATCTTGTTGTTCCTGGCTTAGGTGCAATTGACTTCCAATAAATTGTTGAGTTTGCCAGATTTAAAGTTTGATTATCATACCAATCTGAAATTGAAGCTGCGGTTGCTGATCCTGCTTGTGCTCCAGAGCTATTGATAAATTTCAGAGCATCGCTAGCACTAAACGCTGCAAAATTAGTTCCCTCGGCATAACTGATTCTAGTTTCAGTTCCGGCAGTTGATACTCTTGATAGAATCTTAACATCAATTGTTGAACTTGTTGATCCTGAAGTAGCAGTTGTTACTCCAGTGATAATACCCTTCAAATAACCACTGAATACTGAGGTTGAACCAGCACCTGGCAAAACAACATTACTTAATGCTACAGTTACACCATATCCAACTGTAGCGCCAAGTCCCGCTAAACTAGTAGTTGTAATTCCAATGGTTTGATCTGCATAATCATCAATAAAGCAAACTTTAAGATTGTTTGCCCATGATCCAGGATTCTTAGCGGCAAATGTGAAATTATTACCGTCAGAATGATTGGTCATGTAATCATCATAATTATCGATATCCAGTATCGTTGTAAATGCAACACCAACACCAGCATTTGCATTGTTAAGTGTTGATCCACCAGTTCTTACAACCTTAAGAACACCACCATATGAAAGATATGATGACGCACTCATCCAATATTCGTATTGGGAATCTGTAGAGAGTGGTTTTCCAAATACGTTAATTAACTCTTGCTCTGTAGTGATGTCAATTGGGTAATCAACTGGTCCAATTGGAAAGGGTCCCGCAATTGCACCAATGTTATCTAAAACATTATCAGCTCTTCCTACCGTTAAATCAACCTCTCTGACGAGTACGCCTGGAGATAATTGAGGAGTCGCCATGTTTTTCTCCGTAAAGTCTCAGTTTATCTAAAAAATATTTATTAAAAACTTACTTTTCACGGGGGAAATGAGACGTGAAATCTTTACCAGTCAGGATACTCCCATTTATTGAGATTAGTCTTTTTATTTTTATCTTTTATTCTTTGTATTGTACAATCTCTACACTCATAAGAATATGAGGATGCAACTGCACCCCTATCTTTACGTGTTCTATAAAAACCATCTATTAAATTTTTAGTCTCACTACACACTCTACATTTTCTGTCGACAAGCAATAAATGACCGAGTTTTATTTGCTTATCTAGTTCCATTATCTATATTCCCACATATATGCCATATCACCATATTCGTCGGTAAACCAACGATCACCACTATTATCAACAAAACTAGAATCATCTATACCATCGACAATAAATCCAAATGGTGCCATATCTTGTTCTATCTGATTCTTTTGCTCTTCATATATTCTTTTTCTTACATCCTGATCAGTTAGTTCTTTAAAGTAATCTTGAGCAACTAACCAGGCATAGATGACTAAGCACATTGCTAAGTCATCATTACACCCCTCTTCTGCCTCAAATGAATTATGCTTCTGTACAAAAGTTGTTAATTCTGAAATTATCTCATAGTCATTAAATATTAATTTATTTTCTTCTATAAGAGTTTTAAGATTAAGAGATCCAATCTTTTTAACTGTTTTGGACATTTTTACGCCAAGTTGGGTTTTCTTTCCAGAAAAACCTTGACCAACTATTTGTCCTGCTCTACCTCTCATTGAACACATCAAAACGTTCTGATACTCTAAGTCGTAATGAAGAAGAGATGCTACCTGATCTCCAATATCATTTACTTCACATAGGATATACGCCGAGTTATAATTTTTTGCCACCTCAAAAATAATATTTGGGAATAGCATTGGTTTAATTTCATTATTTCTATACTTCGCCACAATTTTATGTGGAAAGTTTGTTATATCTGTGACAACAAATGCAGAATAGTCTTCACTTACTCCTCTGGCAACGTCAACTGTCATTACATAATCATGTTCTTCTTGAACTTCTTCATATACATCTAAACCAGCATTTCTCTTTAATGGGTGATCATAAACTAAACTTCGTAGTTTACTTGGTGCAATAAGAGTATCTACGGATCCTAAAAACTCACATTCAAACTCAACTTTAAACTGCTGCTCCGAAGTGTTTGCAATTGTTTGTGCTTTCCATGCTTCATCTCTTCCCGGAACTTCCGACCAATGAACATCTGTGTAGATGTATTCATTTTTACCGCGTTCTGCATCATGCCACATGCGGTAAAAATGATTCATACCCTTAGGGGTGGAAACAATAATTACCTTCGTTGATTTACCCGAAGAAATCGTTGGATATACTGAACTAAAGAAGTCGTCTGCAATATGATTTGGGACGAATGCAAATTCGTCCAAAAATATAATATTGAATGACATACCACGAACTGCAGAAGCAGAAGTAGAAGCAGCCAAGATTTTACTTCCGTTCTCCAATTCCAAAGAACCTTTGTTCCAGGAGATAATTCCTTGTTGCATCCACTTTGGTAGGGTGTCATAAGCTGTCTGTAACCTGTCTAGGAGCTCTCTTGCGGTTGCTGCTTTGTTTGCTAGGATACCTATATTAACGTTGTCATTAAACACCGCGTAGTGGAGTAGGAAGGACACTACTGTGGTCGAT